GCAACAAGGTCATCTAATGTAACCTTGTCCCATTTTGCATAGAGTTCTTTGCGCTCTTGCCTTGTCATTCGTCTTTGTCCTCCCAGTGTCCCCATTTTAAAAAGTAATCAGCGGCCATTACAAAACTTGTGTATTCTGCGTCACCTTTGTAATCCTCTGGATAGTGTTTCTCAAAGTCTTCGAGTAAATCAATGATACTATTGTGTAAGTCACCTAAATCCATTGTTATCTATCCTCCCCAACGTTATGGTTAAACAAAAAGCTCAACGTAAACCTAAAGTGTCGGTGCAAAGCCGCTAGGTCACGTTGTCTATCATAGGTCACCTCGTTACATGACCACGTACGATACTCGATTCTACGTGTAATTGCAACAAGCTCACGCTTACACTCATTGTAAAAATGTAACTCACGGTCAAATTGAACATTGTCTGATGGTCTACCAACGCCACCCCGGTGCTTAAGTACAAAGTTCAAGTATACTTTTTTCATATGTAAACTTAGTTGGTTGTAAATTGGTTCATAGCCGTCAACGTCAAACTTGGTTTCAAAAGCCATAGCTCACCTCGCTTCCTTTGATTATTTCCTTGATATCCCTTGGATGATTCTTTTCTTCGTATAATGATGTGAACCAGCGACCACTTAGGTAAAATCCCCGTTCCAGTGTGTTGGGTCTCTTTGCTTTCGTAACTTCTTCGAGAGCAAGAACCACTTCGGAACCATCGGCCACTATGCGCTTATCGTTAACCTTGAACATTTTACCAGCGTAGTCAATGATGTAATCATTGAGTTCTAAATCGCTTATTAAATTATGGCACATTATCACACCTCCTTTGGAAACGACGCTATCGCCGCCACTTTGTTACAAACCACTGTGTTAAACTCGTGCAACTGATCCATTGTGTACTTTATGCCGCTCACATGAACAAAAGGCTCAACTAGGCGCTTGAAAACAAAGGTCTGCGGTATCATGTTTGCCCTGATTACTTCGGAAAGTTCCACGCCGTTTGTGTAGATAACGTCACGATAGGTGAACTCTACGACTACGGCATTACCGTTGTAAATCTTTGTGTTGATATCTACGTGTTTAAAATTGTTAGTCATTTTATCTCCTTCATTTGTTTTTTATATTCACTTGAAAAATATAGTGAACTAATTAAGAAATCGGCGGATGACAGATTACATGCTAGGGGTACATTCCAAACAACAGCAATTCTTAATAACGCTTTAACGTCTGGGTCATGAGGTTGATTAGTTAAAGGGTCCCAGAAAAAAACAATAAGGTCTAATTTCCCTTCTACTATATGAGAACCCACTTGCATATCCCCACCTAATGGCCCACTTTGGAAGCAAGTAACTTTAAGACCAGTCTCTGTTTCTATCAACCTACCTGTTGTACTTGTAGCATATAATTCATGTTCAACTAGTTTATCCCTGTGTGATACGGACCAATCTAATAATTCTTTCTTTTTGTTGTCATGAGCAATTAGGGTAATTCTTTTCCTTTTGGGTAATATCACTTCTTTATATTTACACCCAGAACTCATTGTTTTACTCCATATACAAAGTTGTCTAAAATATTGTCGTATCCTTGTTGATTCTTTATCAATATTAACTCTGGGTTCATAAGTCCATATTTACTGTGTTCAATTCCATAGGCACAATGTGCCAGCTCATGAATCAAAAGCTCTTTGCGCTCCCAGATATTCAAGGTATTCCACATTTCCCGATTAATCGTTACGTGGTTTCCTTGGTCAGCTTGGGTGAGGTTAAACTCTATATCACTGTTTGCATGGTCACAGCGACCATTTTCACCAGTGTAAGCGTCGTTACTAAATTCCCAGCTATCAACGTTAGTCCAAATCTTTGATGTGTTGAAACTGCGTGACTCTAAGTCATTCGCAGCTTGCATAATCACATTGGTTAACTCTGGGTCTTTGAACTGATTTCCTCTGTTTGCGCCACAACTAACTATTGTTAGACTGAGCAACATTGTTATTACTATTTTCATTTTCTAAGTCCTTTATTTTAAGTAAATCGTCTGTTGTAACAAGGTAACCAAAGCCCATAGAGGCTAATTTTAAAAGTTTTTTGTTGTTCACATCTAATTCTGGGTTATCTCTCAGTATTTTTGAGTTTATTTCTTCCTTTGTGTCTAAGTATTTTTGATACGCAGCCCCTAGGGCTTCGTCTTTACCTCGTGACAAGCCCATCGCCGCAATGCTTTCTTCTCTCAATATTTCCCATGCTGTTTTCATAGTTCTAAGTTCTCCTTCTTTACGTAGTAACATTGTTCACGTGGAGACCAAAGAATCAACTCATTGGCTTCCATGTTTCCTAGCCACTCTTGAAATGTTTTCTCAAATTCGCTGTATTCCACTTCGTTTTCTAAGTCAGCGGCACCGATGTCTTCTAAGTAACGCTGAAACATATCTGCTACATCATCTGTGGTCAAATAGAAACTATTCAACACTTTCATCGAGTATCTCCTTTCCTATAGTTACTGCTCCTTTCCCTTTGACTAATATTGTAACCGTTGTATCACCTTCGAACATGTGGTCACAAACTCTGTAATCTTTGCCATCAATCTTAACGGTGTCTTGTGGTTCAAGTAGTATACGTCGTGTCATAGTTACCATCCTTGTCCTTTTTCAATAGTTATAAAAATTGCTATTAGTAGGTCAAAGGTTATTTTCATTTCCCTTTTTCCTTTCCATTTAGACAGTGTTACAGTTTCAGTACGCTTACAAATATCAATAACTTTATAATGTCTACCTCTTACTTTGTATTTTCCAACGTAGTATAAACTATCCCCGACACAAAGCTTTTCAATATCAATGATTCCAGATTCTGTCATCATTTTGCTACCTCCCAGATTACTTTGTTGTATTCTTCAATGCCAAACCCTGTGTCATTGTCACCAGTGAATGCAAGAGTCATAGTTATCTTTGTAATACTTGATTTCTTGTCATAACGTTTAACTAAGGCTCTGAATACACTAAGATTCACAGACCTCATTGTTATATCCGTGCCATCGCTCAACGCTGCTTTGTATTCGTACATGTAAATGTGTTTCATTATTGTCCTCTGATTTCTTTTTCTATTTGTTTACTAAGTTTATCTAATCTATTTTGATTCGCAGTAATATCTCTACGTACATCGTTGTCGCCTGGTTTTAAGTATAACAATTCTTTTAGTTCTTTCTGTAATTTGTAAGCTAGTTCTTGTTGCTTTGTCAGGTACTTTAGTTTGTCACCACGTATAAAGTATTGTTTACTTTGGTAATTAGCTACTGCGTACTCACTGGCAGATTTCTTAGATTCAAAGCCATCTTTTAACACTTGATATGTTTCTTCGTACTCGTCACCTTCGTATTCTCCAACAATCTCAATGATTCTAAATTCTACTGTCATATTGTGTCTCCTAGTATTAATTGCAAAGTGACAATGGAAACTATGTATTTTGTCCCGATGTGTTTATGTTTTAACGTGGTGAAACCGCACCACAGGAACTACTTTACGTTGTTTACGTTGTCATCGTTGAAATCAATTCAACTTGAAGCAGGTCTCACTGCTATATGGTCAAACCCTATGTAGTTGGGTTCCCTTGTACTCCTAGAGGCACCGTTCGCTGCTTCCCCTAGACTCTCGTTGCTGTCAGAGCTATCACTCTTCCTGTTCTAAGGATGCCACTCGTGGCATCCAAAGTCAAGCGACGGGTCAAAGAATTTTTGTCACAAAGAAAAACCCAGTTGTTACGCTGGGTTGTGGATGTTCTCAATCTCTGGTGGCTTCGTAAATTCCTCGGGACAAGGGAAACCTAGTTCCTTAGTTACTCGGCGATACATTGTCTCACCACGTTTATCATAGTAAGGCATAGTGTGCGTGAATATCTGTGTCGCTGTACCCATGTGCTTACCGAACTCTTCACCCAAGGTATCAATGCTCGCTTGAACCATTGCAGCGCTGACTTTTTTGGCTAACTCTACAGCTTCGGACTCTGCGCATTCAAAGTAAACAGCGTCGTGCAGTGGGATAACCCAAACATTGTAGTCCTCGATACAATAGTTACTAGCCCGACGAGTCATTGCTGCACCGTTACCTTGCATTTTAAGATTCTTAACCGAGTTCTCACGCATACCACGGGAATAAAAGTACTTCCAAGCGTCCACAGTCTCTATGTATCCGTTGTCTTTCATAGAATACAGCGTGTCAGCAATGAAATCATAGTACGCTGCATACGACTCCTTGTGATTGTAAAGAAACTCACGAGCGTCGGACTCGCAGTCACCTAGGTCTTTCTCGATACCAAGATCTTTCCAGAAGTTGTAAAAATGTATTGACAATGACTTCGCTTGCATTCCAAAACTAGTACCTAAGACCACGGGCTTAAATCCGTCGCGCATTGTTTTATGTGACTTCTTTGTAGCTTCCTTAGGAATAAACCCAGTCTTCTTACCTTGACCAAGGTAAATATCGGTCAAGTAATCTTCGAGCATTGAGTAATCTTTAGCTAACGCCGCAGCTACTAAGACCTCTTGGGACTTAAAGTCTATGGTAACAAGGGCACGTCCTGGCGCTGGTCTGCATAGCATACGTAACCAAGGGCATAGATTCATTATGAACCCTTTGGCTGGCTTAGGACTTGTCCTTGAAGTCTTTTGATGAAATACCCAATAATCAGGTCTAATGTATCCATCGTCATCCATGATTGCGCTGAGGTCTGTGGAGTTCAATTGCTTCAATGTATTGCGTGCTAAGTACACAGGCTCGATGATTGTCTTGTAACCGCTGACCATTTCGTCTACATAGTCCTCTTCCATGCAAAGTCTACCAGCCTCTGTGCGTTTCCAAGTATGTAGCAGACCCTTAGACTCAAGGTATTCAGCGAATTCGCTGAAGCTAAAGCTATAATGTGTAAAGACTTTGTGTTCACCACGACCCTTAGTATTTTCTTTGTATATCTTGAACCCTGTCACTTCGTTACATTGAGCACTAAGTGCATTGCGCAGCTTCTGACGATTATTAAAGACAGCCTTTGTTAACTCTTTGTCCATTGGGAAACCACGTGAACAGAACTGAGATACGCCAACGTTGCGACAATAGCGACCACGTTCAATCATATCATCAAGGGTTACACCGTAATCTTGGCCAATAATGAACAACTTACGTGCTAATGGTCTCAAAGATAGAACATCGGCTTCACAGTACTTGATAATCTGAGCCATCTGAGCGTCTGTGTACTCATCGTTACCTAAGATAATCTCACGGGTTCCCTCTTTATCAGCGTTATATGGTATCTCAAAGGTATCCAAAGCCGTAGTTATACCGTTCTTTTGATTCATATAATCGGGATGTGTTAAAGAATACTGCTTAAATTCTACCCATAAGTCAATCCAGTTCGTTTTCAACATCCATTTGTGACCCATTATCTGAGTTAACGCCTGACCCTCTGCACCTGCTACGTTGTACGCTATAAATAATGGATTACTTAACTTATTAATAAAATCTTTAAAATCTTTGTCATCGTGTCTCAAATCAAATGATGTTACCAACTCATCTACTTCTAAAGACACACATATCAGTTTAAAGGTTCCTGTAACGTCGTTTTTTCTATACTCCATATCAATGTAAACATTTGTAAAGTTTTTCATAACCTAGTCCTTTTTATCTATTGTTTTTTTTCCTGATGACACCTATTGTTGATATAAGCCAAACAGAGTAACTCCTCCCACACTCTAATCGGTGAACCGCAGTCATCCCCTGCGGTTTTTTATTTTGTAGCAATACCCAGTAAATCATTGTTTGTCAAAATCTTATACTTAGTCTCCGAAGTCTGGCGCATAGTTTTCCCTGATTCAGGGTGATTCACAAAGAACTTATGTAACTTGTTCTGTGAGATACTACGTAAATCAGGGTTCTTATGGTCTTCACAGCGCACGATAGCCTTTGACACTATGTTTGTAGGTATTACAAACTTAAAGTTCTTGTTACCTGAATCATTATATGCTTTTAGTGCCCCGTCTAAATTCTTGAACTCTTTGAGCATAAGTTCACGGCAAATTTCTAGAAATTCGGCCATATAGTTAGGCATTGCAAGAGTCGTGACCTTCTCAAGTTCTTCTAAGTTGACGTGTCTCACGGCCATATCACGAGTTGGTTTACTATGGAAACAGTAAGCAACCAGGTTCTCAATCAAGCTGTCGTCTGTCCATAATCTCTTTCTTTCTTCCTCTGTGAATGACTCAACTAATTTCTTACTTGTTAACTTTGGCACTGATAACCTCCCGTCTTGTGTGTCTAGTGCTGATATGGACGACTCTTTGTTCAAAGTAATAATAACGTTTGCGTAATTGTTTGCAGTAAAACTCTCTGAGTGCATGGCTCGATAGTTCTTGTAATCATTGGCAAAAGTCTTTAAGTAATTGTATTGCTTACTATTGCAAATGGTTATTTCATCAAAGCTCACAACGGTCGTGAATGCTAAGTCACCATCATACAAGTCGTAGGCTTGCTCAGATGACCTTGTTTGCACGTTTTCCCTACGATGTACACGGGAAATCATATCAACCAAGAGACCTTTGCCTACACGTTTCTCACCAATGAGTATCAAGTAGCACATGTTACGAGTGAACATAGAGTTCGCTATCCAGTCCATGATGTAGAGTTGACAATCACGCTCTGGAAACAAGTGCTTAAAGAACTTAACTAACAAAGGGTCTAGTTGCACAGGTGGCTTTGGATACTCTTTCTTCCATGTTGGCAAGTAATAAGTATTCATTGCTTTATATGTAATGTTACCATCGACCACATCGTATAGTATTGAGTGCTTATGTGGATTGTATTCACGTTTACCAATGAAATACCTTGATTTCCAGTAAGCCTTGTTCTCGTCCTTATCTTCAATCACATCGGCTATGGCACTCTTGTCAATCATTGTAAATTTATGATTCTCAAGGTCAATGAGCCAACCATCACCCATGGACTTAGTCATGAAGTAGTAACAGGACTCATAGTACTGTTTCATCTCATCCTTAGTCATCATTGTGTTATCTGTGTGCTTAGAAATCTCTTTAAGATTAGCCTTCTCTTTCTCATTCTCAACGGCAATTAGGCTATGGCGTATCCTTGATATCTCTTGTGCAAGGATATCTTCGTGCAATTTCCACTCATTCTTAAGTTCATTCATAACCGCTGCGGTCAGTGAGCCTGACTTACCAGAGATTACATTATTTACCTTAAGCTCACCGTTTCTTAGGAAAAAAGAATACTTTTTAGATTGCGGAAAGTCCGCTAGCATGTTACTATTCATGTACTATAGTCCTCATTTTTTGAATCCTCATTGCGCGAACAATGGGGGTTTTTTATTTAATAAATTCCATTACATCATCTATATTTTCGAAATATGCTGCTAACTGCACATTGTCTAACCTATGAGTTTTACCGTAAAAGCTTACTCTTATAATAAACCTACCTTCTACAATTAACTCAGGGTTGCTAGGTTCAAACTGTGGTTCAATACTTACTATGTTATTAACGGATAGTGCAAACTCTGTGCCATCTGACTCAGTTACATGTATAAACTTACTCATTTCAATTTCTCCCTAGTTGTTACTTCGTAGACTGTGTTATCCCAAGTTATCATTGTGTACGTAAACAGACCATTGAAACAGCTTGTCTCTGTTATGCTGACTACATCGTTCACAGCAATCTTAAATTCTCTTAGTGTCAATCCATCCTTAACGATATAGAACAAACCAACCAAGTTATCAAGACGCTTTGGTCTAAAGCTGCGTTTACATAGTGCCTCCTTTATGTGTGATATGACCACATCGTTAACTGTGACCACTGATTTACGCTTACCTCTATGACTAACCTTGTAATCAATGCGAACATCGGCTTTACGAAGTGCTCGGTACAATGTTCTAACACTGATACCAATGACACCTGCGAGCTCATGTAACTCCATTTCTGTGTTCATAGTTCCTTCCTCCTTAAATATACTGTGACACATAGTTCATTGTGTGTCAAGTAGTAGGACTAAGTTCTTTGGCACCAAGGGTTTTAACTGTGACAAGGAAGCTCTGTTACTTTATCAAAATGTTATCAAATTACCAAGGACTAAGATGTTCAATGTTATCAATCCTGTGACACTATGTAATTATTGTCTGCCAGCTGTTACAGTGGAGTTCACAGAGACAGGGAAATCACTGTAAAAAGAATACTACGTAAACAAAGGGAAATCTGATGGGTTCACAGTGGTTCACAGTTGCTGCACAGTGCCTTTTCCTTTGGTACCAAGGTTTTCTCATACACTGTGACTATTACTATATATATTATAAAAAAATAAAAAAAATAAGAAGACACCTTTTGGGTCATCGAACCTCGACTGTGAAATCACAGTTGCCTTATTTATCCAATAAAACTAAGGTTAACTAAGGGAGATGATTACTATGACCACATCGATTACAGAACTCTTTGAACAAAGTGCTTGGAAACCAAGTGACAATGATATCGAACTTATTGAGAACTACGCTTTCGTAGGTATCTTAGATCCTAGGACAATGGCCACATTGCTTCACGTTGATATCAGGGCATTTCTACATGCTTCGTTTATTAACAATAGAATCATTGAGGCTGTGGAGCTTGGTAAAGCAAGAGCACAGTTATCAATAAACACAGTGTTAATGCAGATAGCCACAGGGGCAATGCCTGATGTGAGCAATGTAACTTTCAGTGCACTGCGTTACGTGTGCCAAAGCCGCTTTGGTTACGATGAACACTTAGCGACTACACAGTTACAGCGTGAACTATCTAAACAACGTGCCAATGTAGAGGAACGCAAACTAGAGTTAACAGAGAAATCATTGAAGCATAACCGCAGGGCACACAGGGACAAAGTGGAGCTAGAGACTACAAAGATAGCAATGAACATGAGCCCCACAGATGCAGAGTTTCTAAGTAAACGAGGTAAACCATGAAACCAACGTCAATTAACTCAAAGATTCTGGAGAAAGCACTTCGTTACCATGCGTCAATGGAGAAACCTAGGGAATATCGTGACCTATTATCCTTTGTTAAAGAGACTTTCTTTGCACTGTATAACACTGAGTTCATTGTCACAGTGCACCACAAAGCTCTATGTGATTTGTTAACCAAGTGTGCATTGCGTCAATTACCCGATGATACTTTCATCGTAGTAATCAACATTGCCCCTCGTTTCGGTAAAACTTTGATAGTTACGCTTTATGTGGCTTGGTGCTACGTAATGAACGGTGCAGCTAAGTTTTTCTACGTGTCCTACTCCAAAGACCTAAGTCACAAGTTTAGCCGTGAAGTCAAAGATGTACTTAAGAACGTTTGTGGGCTTAGTTCCAACATGCGCAAAGACTCCACAGGTATATGGACTACGGCTCAACGTGGTGAGTTCTTAGCAACAACGATATACGGTGTGGCAACGGGTTTTGGTGCAGGGGACTTAACAGCTACTCCTTTCGGTGGAGACCTTATATTCGATGACCCTAATAAAATCAGCGATACATTCTATGAAACAAGGCGCCAAGGTGTCGCTGATAAGCTTTGGAACACCTTTATTACACGCAGAAACAATATGAACAAAGTACCACTAATCATATTTCAGCAACGTGTTCACCCTGAAGACCTTAGCGGCGCTGTGCTTAACCAAAGTGACTACAAATATGTCCATCTAAAGATACCAGCGTTAATTGATGGTGAATCCATATTCCCACAGCGTATATCAACGGAAACGCTGCTTGCAATGAAAAGCAATGACCCCTACACATTCAATGCCCAAATGATGCAAGACCCTCAGGCTATGAACGGTGGCTTCTTCAACTTAGATACGCTGAAACCTATGACACGTAAGCACTTTGATAGTATTGCCCACACTGCACGCTGTTACGTGAGAAGTTGGGACTTAGCTGGCGTTGGTGAACGTAGGGGACAAATAGCCGAGGATACCTTGAAGCGAGATTGGACAAGGGGTGTTAAGTTCGCAGTGTTCAAAGATTTCATTGTTATCGTGGACATGGTAGGACAACGTGGCCTTGTTGACGCTAACGACGTGCTCATTGATGAAACAAGTAAAGCCGATGGTTGGGACTGCGTGCCTGTGTTTCCTCTAGACCCTGGTGTCGGTGGTGAGCACTATGGGGAAATGTTAAAGAAGTTACCAGGTGTACAAGGTAAAAACCCTGAGCTACTTAGGCAGAATGGTTCTAAGATAACTAGGGCACAGCCACTTAAGGCAATGATGAACAGGGGTAAAGTTTACATACTTCAACCAACGGAATCTGAGATTGTCGAAGGTGTCGAAGAATGGCAAGAACCTTTACTCAAGTGCATGGCTAACTTTCCCTTTGGTAAGAACGATGACGCCACAGACGCTTTGACGCTTGGTTGCATATTTGCCTATGACAAGTATTACGCTGCGGACTTAGGAGCCATTGCTGACTTTTATAGTGGTAAGGAAGTTGCTAAGGAAGACTCTGTATTCGGTGATACATTCACTCTCTGATAACTAGTAAATAGAACATGAACAATGGCCAGAACAACGCTGCAATGATTACCCTGTGCCAAAGAATACCGCTGTACCCTTCTCCCACTTTGCTCACTGTTACATAGGATAGAAAAGACACTCCGATTACAAGGTACGCTGCGGATACTAAATACATTGGCTCAATCATGTTTAACCTCTTAATTTCTTTGATTATGTTTCTAAGTAAGCTTTTGACCTCTGAGTCAATACATAGTTATAAATATCAGTAGGGTTTGTACTCCCCCTTAACAAAGTTGGCGGGGGAAAATTCCCCTGCCAGAATTAGCTCATTAATACTGAATAAAACGTCACTGTGAGCTTTACCTGTAAACTCTGCAATCTTCAAACTAGTAATCGCCGCTACTTTGTTATCACCACTATTAACTTGCTCCATCGTAACCAAGATACACATAACTTAGCCTCCCCTAGTGTGTTCACTGCGCAAGTACCTTTGTAACTGTGTCCTAGATACATCATCAGGGACACCTTGTTCAAAGTAGAAATGTGTCCCATCGTGGTCAAGTAACTTAGTCTCCACACACATCTCTAGCCACTCATCAAAGAACATCTCAGTAAGCTTGTCATATTCACCTTGGTCTACTGAGTGTCCTAGTTCCCTAGTCACATGGTCATAGAACATTACACTTAGTTCTCTGTCATTCAAGTAGTATCTCTGAGTCATGGTATTGCCTCCTTAGTTTCTCGATTAGTCGCTGCAACGCTGAGTCAGGGTCTTTCAACGGAACCATTGAACCATTGTAGCATTGAGTGATTGATACATCGAACATATCACCATTGCGCAAAAAGACAGTGTGGTGAAAGCCCCAATGGTTCGTAGGTCTAAGTAACTTAATATTGTCCACCGGTAATATGACTTCCCTGTTACGTGGTACTAAGATTACGCTGATATACTTCATTACTTGCCCCCTAAGATTACATTGACTACTTCCTCTGACCACTCGATGCTTTGTCTCATCTTACCTCCAGCTTCCTGTGTAACTAAGTGACCGATAGTTTCACCTAGCTTTGTCAGTGTCCATTGATTACTTAAGTCTTTCACTAGGTAACCTTTATCACTTAATACTTTGTTACCCTTTACCGCAGATATCCCAGCGCCTTCTAGCCACTTTGTTAAACTTTGATACCTAGTCCCAGTGATTACTTTGTACTCCATGAGAGCTAGAACATCGTCTCCTGTCTTCTTCCTTGTGGCATGGTTTGCATGGATAGCAGCTTGTTCCTTGCTTAACCCTAGAACCTCAGCGATACTATGGAAATCCTTGAACACACCCCCAGTGGTTAATTCTTTTTTCTTATGTATCTCATCTTTCATTGCGTTAAATGCGTCTATGTACTGAAGCTTCCATTGGTCTGCTCGGTCTCCTGTGAATCCCATTGTGAGGAAAGTTGTAAATCTCTCATCGAGTAAATACATCTTGATTTCTTTGTTCTGTTCACTTTTATAAGAGGAGACAGAAAAATTTCTGGCACCGAATAATCCTTTGTTTATCTCTATTTCTATTAACTTAATTACGTCAAAATGGTTCTTTTCAAACACCTCTGCAATCTTCAAACTAGTGGTTGCAACTACATTATTACCAGCAATCGACTCTAACTTAACTAACTGTGACATAAATATCTCCTTTATTTGTTAAATAATCAATCGAATTAATACACAACTTTTAATATGTGTTTAACACTTTACCTACATCGTAGCCAAAATATTCATTACTTTGTCCTCCCAGACCTTAGATTGCCAAGTAAATAATGAAACACAACACAAAGGGAACCGCAGTAGCTAGGAATAACGTCAACCCTACGATACCTAGAACCTCTGCGGTAATAAGACCAACAAAGGAAACCACGGATAACACCATTAACAACACTAACAATGACTTCATGAAACTTAGACACATAACTTAGTCCTCCCAGACTCTTGGTAGCCAACCGTTGGCCACATAGTTACTATGCCATGCATTGAATCCCTTGTAAACCAACGTGACCTAGTTTTTTCCTTTGATTACTTTCCACTGCATGTTATCGTTGCAAACAGGGGGAAATTATGAGCCATAGAAAACCAAAGAAACAAAGAAATGACAGTTACCATGCGAGCAAAGTTGCAGAGCTTAACAGCGAAATCGAAGAGCTTCGTAACCGTGTTAGCCGCAGTGACTCAATATATTACAACTTACTCACAGGCCAAGGGACTCAGTCCGACGTAAACGAAATGACAAAGATTAAACCGTTTACACAGTATTCTTTTCCTCAGGTTGAGAATCTATACACCTGTGACCCTACGATTAACAGAATCATTCGTCTCCTTGTAAAATATATGTTCAAAGACTCCTTTGAAATAAAGTCCGAGGACTTGGAATACAATGCCAAGTTTAAACGTTTGTTCACAAAGAAATATAGGCTATGGAAGAAACTTAAGGACTTAGCTACATCGGGCTATATCCACGGTCACTCGTTCTTAATCATAAGAGCCAATGGAAGCACAGATTACAGCGAGCCACTTAGTGCTAGCGAAGTTCACCAGCTTGACGATGTGAACCTGATTAACCGCTACTTTCTTGCAGCGTACCCAGAGGAACTAGACTTTGAGTTCAATCCAATAAGTTACTACGTGGTTCAGCAACCCCTTACAGCGAATAAATTTGACCTCAATGACAGCACTAGCCGCAAAGAGTACATGAAAGAAGTATCTGCGCTCCCTCAAATGGGTTCTCAGAAAATACATAAATCAAGGTTACTTGGCTTCTATGGGGTCAAATTGATGCCGTTCACATTCCGCAGTAACCTTCATTTCCATGACACGTATATTCGTAACATTGAGAACGCCGCACGTAACTACAGCGCAGTCATGGATAACCTTGCCACGTTGCTAGCCAAAGTACCTATGCCAGTTCATAAGATACAAGGGTTATCAGCGGCCTTAACTAACCCAGAACAACGCAGTAAACTAGCGGCTGCTTTGGCTGCTAAGAACAAAGGGCGCAGTTTACACAATATCAGTGCCATAGACTCAACTGAGGAATTTGAGTACTACACACCAACACTTACTGGGATATCTGAGTTAATCAGAGAGACAAAGGAGCGCCTTTGCCTTGATACCGATATACCCCATGATGTGTTGTTTAACGAAGGTTCCACAGGTCAGACCACTGGGAGAACAGAGAAAACAACGTTTCAAGGGTTCATTGATTCCGAGAGAGGAGACAAGCTAACTCCGATTATCGAATACTTTATGAGGGTCTTTGAGAACACTGACGGACTTAAAATGCCAGAGGATTACGAAGTAAGTTACGAACACCATGAGGCTCCTACGCAAACTGAGGAGTCAGCGGTTTTCGCTTCGTATGCAAGTGGTATAGTTTCCTTAGAAGGTCAAGGGTACGATTGCTCAGATTTCTTAGTCAAGATGTACCCTGATATTCAAAGGGCTGACAGTGTGGACTTAGTGGACTTAGTGGACAAGGGAGAACCAGATGGCGATGAAAAAGAAGACAAAGAAGCCAATGATAAAGGTAAGCCAAGCAATAAGGTTTCCAAAGGCAAATGAGTTGCGCTTCTCTCGTTGGTTGCGCAGTGTACTAAATACCTTCTGGAAATCAACGAATGCAGTGTTACTTGATTTACTCAGTAAACCAAGGGTTCTTAAGATTCCCAAGGTCTACGATAACATTGTTGATGTATTCCTCACAAAGATAAGCTACGATATATTGAACAAAGTAGCCGAGGATTCATTAAAGAAAACCTTGGATAACTTTGACAAAAAGATACCAAGTACCTCAATGGTAGATCGCCTCGTGTCCTTTGAAACAGGTACAAGGGAAAAGCTACGGGATACTTTGGAAGCTGAGTGGGACAAGAGGAAACAACAACTTGATGATTTCAGAGCAAGTGCACTGTTTAACTCAGAGAACAAAGATAAGCTCTTTGAAGCAAAGTATACTAAGCCTAAGTATAAGTTCACTGACACTTGGTCTAGGACTGAGATAAACAATTTGAACAGAGACTTAACGCTAGCTGAGGCTCAAAGTATCGGTGTTACTCAGTGCAAATGGCAAACCAGCGGTGACGAGCGAGTCAGAGATTCACATCGTAAACTAGAGGGCAAAGTGTTCGATATAAAGAACCTTCCCAAAGAGTACAATGACTATAATTGCCGTTGTGTGCTTATACCCCTAGTTTAATAAGATTTTTGTTGACTAATTGAGCGAGTCATTGGAATACTAGGTAAGAGGTAAAAACATGGTCGCTAGGTATGACTCAAACTTTAAAATAGAAACGTTTAAACGAACACCACAAGGGTACTTAGACGTCGCTGGAATCGTTACCCGCACAGGCATTTTTGTTTACGATACAGGCAATGAGCTACGTCCTCACAACGAAGTAATGAAACAAGAAAGCTTAGATACACTAAGGGCACTACCTGTTACTTGGAATCATCCACCAGATTTGTTGACACCGTCAACTACGGCTCAATATATAAAAGGGTTTCTGGGTAGTCAAGGTTACTCTGCCAAAAAAGAAAAGCTAGATGTAGTTAAGGTAGATTCAATTATTATAACCGACCCCACGCTTATCAATGCCGTAGAAAACGGTGAGATTAAGGAGTGGTCAATGGGGTACGATTGTAAGCTTGTGGACGAAGTAGGCGTTCACGAGGGTATTCAGTACACGAAGAAACAGACTGATATTGTTTATAATCATTTAGCCTGTGTCCCTGCGGCACGTGGTGGTTCAATATGTTCAATAGTAAAAAAGGGAGATAGTGCAATGGTATACAAAACTGACGCTGATATGAGTACCAATTCAGCGGGTGAAATAACCGAAGAATCAGCAAGAAAGGCAGACAAAGGAATGGTAGACGAATCTGAGAAGAAAGACGCAAAGAAGAAGGATAAGAAAAAGAAGGACGAAGAGTACGAAGAGGGCTACGAAGCTGAGAAAGAAGACTCAGACGACGAAGAATCTAAGGAAGACAGTTCCGATGAATCCAAAGAAGACTCTGACGAGGAAGAATCTAAGGAAAAAGAGAAAAAGGACGCAAAGAAAAAAGACCGCAAAAAGAAAGGAGACGCTGCAATGACAGAAACCAATGAGCTAATCAAATCATTGATTTCTAAACTGGATAACCTAAGTACTCGTATGGATAGCATTGAGGCTGAGAAAACAAAAAAATCTGATAGCAAGGAAAAAGACCCATTGCTTAATTCTCTGTCTAACTATTCAATAAAGAAAGAGTACAAGGGTGACAGTTCCGAAAGTAATTTACAATGGTCAGCATACGATAGAAACAGTCACGTTAACTCACTAATCAACGGTAAAGGGAGATAGTTACTATGCCATATATGCAAAATATTCAGCCAGCTAATTACATTGTAGGTGCGATTGCTGACTCAAATCCATACTCTATGTTAACAAACGTTAACACAGAAGCTACGTTATCCATACCATTTGGTATCGCAATGAAATTGGACTCTGCGTCTGGTGGGTTTAAGTTACCTGTGGCCTCTGGGGATATATCTAATCGCATGTTTGTTTCAATGGTAGGTATGAGAGTTAGTTCTTTCGCTTACGATAGCAATGGTAACTGGGTAGCCACAGATACAGATAGAGCAAGCCCAGGTAAATCTATTACAGGATTAGAAATTGGTACTATTGCGGTTAAGGTCGAAGAGGCAGTTAGTTCAGGACAACAAGTGTTTATTCGCTTTGCAGCGAGTGCGTCGGTACCTGCGAACAACCAACTAGGGTCATTCAGAGCAAGTGCAGATACAGCGACAGCGGGTGCTCACCCTACATGGTTCTATGCGTCAGCAGCTCCAGCAGGTGGAATTGCTATAGTGAGAGTAGGCTAATACTAAAAAAGGAGTAATTAGAAATGAGTTTAAGTTTATTACAGAAACAAGCATTAATTAACCAAGAGCCGAAGTTGTCTCAGTTCCTCAATGATAACCGTCGTGAGACAGCGTATGACGATTTAATCTTAGGTATGGCGAGTCAACTATGGGACAAACCAATCACCAATGGACGCAGTACAAAGCGCTTTGACGCCAACAGTGTGCTACAAACCTATGAAATGGCGATTGACTTAGATAAACGTATCGTTGAGCAAGTTGTTGAGCAATCATGGTTACGCAAGAGCTTTGCAAACTTTCCAAGTGAAAAGATTTTCTTTGAGTACACTGGTGTCAGTGCTACTGAGAAAGTCTATGTACCACAATTATTCTCTGCGTCGGGTATTGATAACACTGGCAACGCTGGGTCTGGTAAAGAGTGGGAAGATCCAAGTGAGATGAGAATCATCAAAGGTTCTACTCAAGTATTACGTAGACCTATCAAGATATCTCGTGAAGGCTTCTATCTAAGTCTCTATGACCTCGAAGTAGCTGCGGCTCATAACCTTCCGTTGCAACAAATGTTTTCTAACCGTGTTGCACGTGACTTAGGTTTACTTGAGCAAAACTTTGCATTATTCAATGCTAATGGTTCCTTACCAGAAGAAAAAGGTTTATTGCAAAACAGCGCAATCAATAGCTCCATTACTACAACTGTGGTGTGGGCTAATGCAACAACTGGTAGAGCAATTGTGGACGATATCGTAAGAATCAATTCTAAGATTATTGACAATACAAAAGGTGTATTTGAGCCAGCCCCTTTCTGTCTCTTAGTATCTCTCCTTAACCTTAAGTTATTGAACAGAACATTCTCTGACTTACAAGGTCGCTCTGTGGTTGATTACTTAACAGACCGTGGATTCAGAATTGCAGGTATCCCAGCGATTCCAGCGAATACAATGATTGCGTACTACAATGACCCAATGCACCTTGAGTTATCTACATCAAGAATCATTGAAGCATTGCCACAAAGCTACGATGCAACCAAAGTGGCTTACTTCTTACCATACCAAAACGTAACAGCTGGATTAACTGTTAAAATCCCTGAAGCTGTTTACTCAATCTCTGGTATTGGTTAATGGCAGTTAATATTCCCCCAACTGTGGCCGATGTGCAGTCGTATTTCTTGGGGGACAAGCTTATATCGTACCTCACTGCACCTCGTATACAATTCTGGATTGATGATATCCAAGCCAAAGGTATCATCGAACCTACGGACTGGGGAACATTGTATACTAATGGATTCATGAGTTTACTTGGTCACTACCTGTATTACATGGAACTCCCTGTAGTAAGTACCTCTGGTGCCGTTGTTAGCTCTGATTCTACGGCTGCGGTGTCTCGTAGCTTTGCGGTGTCACCAGGTAACAACATGTTCGAGGAAGAGTTTAAAACCACAAAGTATGGTCGCATGTATCTAAGTTTACAAAGACGCTTAGCTATTCTCTATGGTGGCTTTGTTAGCGCAGGGGGTACGTATCTTTGAGTTTATTGGACACGCTGAAACAATTAGAAGGTAAATCAATAACCATCGGGATTCATGGTTCCGAAGGTGAGCAAAAGAAGCTCGTGCGTGTCGTACCTGCAAATGTTAAGACTCAAGGTAAACAACGCTTCTCTGTTTCTAAGTCAATCACTGTGGGTGAAGTAGCCAACTGGAACGAAAAGGGTACTGAGAGAACACCAAGCAGACCTTTTATCCGCGGTACTTTCACAAAGAGACGCAGAGATATCTTAGACAAAGCGAAGCAGATTTTACTTAAGTCCCCTGAGCATTTTCATCCATTACTTGGAACGTATATCGTTGGATTAATTAAGGAGGAAATCGCAGCGGGTATTTCACCTGCGAACTCTCCGTTAACTGTTATTCGAAAAGGGTCATCGAAACCGTTGGTTGACAGTGGTCAAATGATTAACGCAATAACGTATAAGGTGCAGTCTAATGATTAGCGCAGACTTTTTGAAACCTGTAACCCTTGTATCCTTTGGTGGACAAATGGTCACCTATGATGACAATGGTTACGCAATATTACCATCGTATACGCTAAGTTCTATCTGGGCGTCTGTGCAGCCACTGGCTAAGTCTGGTCTCAAATTTATGAAGGAAGGTACACACTACTCGGACTATATCAGTGTATACACAGATTACGATATATCCGCTGATGTAACAGGGGTATCTTTGTCTAACTATATTATCAATGATAACCTTGTGTACAAAATTGTCACAGACCTTAATTACAAAGCTTTCACGGTATTGTCAACCAACCACATTGAAACAATACTATGTAGGGACAATAGAATAACTTACAACGGTACGGCTATTTCGATACCATATCCACAGTTTGATTCACAATTTGCCCCACTGTTTAACCTAGTTAAGCTTGCAAAGGATACTACGGGACTGACAGCGCTATGGGCATTTCAACAAGAACTTAGACCTTTGTTCCCTTATTGCGTAGTTAACATAGTTGGCATTGATAACGTGGATAACACTAATTACAAATACTATGACGACACTCGCCAAGCAATGGCTTACAGTAAATCCCACGTACTTAAAGTAAACTATGGGTTCTATGCCTACGATAAAATAGAAGCTTTGTCCTTACTGGAAACATTTTTAATCAAGATAACTAATTCCCCTTACATCTCTGCCAGTAACAAATTAGCATATCTAAGTAGCACAGGGTCAACAAACACAGTGTACGAGGAACTATATGAGAATAGGAGTATATTCCACGCTGATTGCACTATAGATTTTAGCTTCATAACAGAGTTAACAGATTCAACGGCAACAACGATTAACAAAGTCGCTTGGAGCCTTAGCATTCAATAGGAGACGACTCAATGAGTTCAGTGAATTTATCATGGTTATCGCAAGTCAATGTACTTGTGAATACCACAGTAAACCAAGCACCAAGCTTCAATGGTTGCATGATAATTGGTGTATTCCCACCAGCGTCAAAACCTGCGGCTTGGGGTACTAATTTAACATATACTTACACATCGTATGCTCAGATATCCGCAGACTTTAGTTCCAAAATAACTGGTACAGCGTTGCAAGATAATCGTTATCAATGGTTACTAAATGCTGCTAGCGTATTCTTTGCACAGTTACCGACACCGACTAACTTAGTTGTATCGTGCCTTGACCCTACTTTGACCAACTACGTAACAGCGTTACAGACTATATTCAATAGTAACAATATACCCTATGCCTTCTATGTAGCCGACGCAATCACAGCTACTCAGGTTACTCAGGCCAATGGTTGGTCTGCTGCTCTTGTTTCACAACGTGCCTTAGTTAACCCTAAGAAAATGTTTATGGACGTTGCTGACAGTGGTACCATTGCGGCTACGATTCAAACGGCTGGAGGTTCCAATGACCTTTACATCTTTAACCATGCACAGAATTTAACGCCGATTGCAGGGTCTACATCGCAACCTGTGTCCTTAGCCGCTGCGAGCATGGGTGCATACTTCACGAACTTGTTTACATCGTCCATAGGGTTAAAGTCTATCTCAGGTATGCAGTTACAAAGTATTCCAGGAGACTCTACAATCACCACGTCTGCTATGGGTATTCCTGGTACCACTGTGGGCTTAATTCCTACGAATAACAATGTTTACCCGTTATTTGGTAACGCTGGATTAGCCTTAGTTCAATATGGATACGCGTCCTCATCTAAAGCAGCGACCCAAGTTTACTTAGACCAAATCGTAGGAGCCGACTATATTCAGTTAACTGTCCAAGCTGACTTGGCCAATGTACTTGTTAACCAGCAACCACTTGGTGGCTTACTTTATGATGACTCAGGTATTCAGTTACTTGTGGCAGCGTTCAAGGGTTCCCTAAATAAGGCTGTGTTAAACAAAGTTATTTTGCCATTTAAGAACTCAGATATTATTTACCTAAACAAGTCACAGGTACCAGTTCAAGACGTAGCTAACAGAATTTATCAAAGTCTGTCTGCAAACTTAACCTACTTGTCCAGAATTCAAAGACTCGCAGTTAACTGTAACATTAGTATATAAAGGATAACTACTATGGCTAACGTATCAAGACCTCCATTTTCCCCACAGAACCACGTAATCACAGTAGGGGGCGTCATTGTCTCTGGTTACGCTGGTGGCACTTACCTTGATATCAACCCTAACGCAGATATTGCTAGCGTAGAAAGTGGCTCTGATGGCGAAGTACATGCTACTATGACCTCAAATAACACTGCTACTGCGACAATAAGAGTTTACTATGATAACCCTAGTTACAAGTTACTTCGTGCCGCTGCAATATTGTTTCAAACTAGTGGTCTCTATGTACCATTTTCATCAGTGAATATCAGTGACCCATCGGACACATCGGCGTCTGCGAATTCACACTTTATACGCCATAGCCAAGATAACTACTCCAATAACACCGCAGATATGGTTAGAACGTATCAGTTGTTTCTTCACAATGTTATCAGAGCTTAAGGTAACAGCTTTTATCATTTTATTAAAGCTATACTTGTTCAATGTTATCAATCCTGTGACAGGGTAGCTTTATTGTCAGACAAGTTTTACAGTCACTTCACAGTTCTTATCAAAATACCAATTTTATTTAACCTTGATAATATTGAATAACAAAAACAGGCTCACAGTGGGTTCACAGTCATTGTAGAGGTAAAACCCGCTATTTTACTCGTCTTCTAAAATACTGTGACTATTTCTATATATTTAATATAAAAAATAAAAAAATAAAAAAGAGCACTTTTGGAGAAAGGAGGTGGGGACTTTCACAGTAGGTTTCAGTGGCCACTCATCTTGAGTAATCGTTCTCTCAGTTGCTTCTTGTCACGTTCCATCACCCTGTGAGCATAGTTAGCATCGGGGTGTTTGATACCAAGTGACCTTGAGAAGTACTCAATACCAATGGTAAGTAAACTTTGATAACCTTGTTTAATTAGGTCTGTGACCTCAACGACGTACTTGTAGTCCCAGTTACGAATCTCCCTTGTGAACGCTGCAAACAGTTCCTTAGACTCAAAGGCTCGTTGGTTGTCAAATACATTGTAAATGTAGTCAAATACGTCCTCTGCGTAACTTTGTCCACGAGGTAAATTTAACTCGATTTCAAAGGAGTTGCAGAATACAGTTTTAACTTGGACTATATTAATTTTAACGTTAGCGAAGTTGCCACGTAATTCGAGGAATAATCTTTGTACTGCAATGGGGGTTGTCATCATAGAGTCCTTGTATCTTGGAGCGTGAACTAGGAAAGGACAAGAAACCTAGCTCACACAGTTATCTTAGTTTTACCTTGTCCCATAGTCAATACTAAATTAGCATAGGAAAGGACACAATGAGAAAGGACTTGATATGACCGTAGATTCCAATGATATTAAGACTTGCCGTATAGGTGAGCTAACCGCAACATTTAGACGAGTAAACCTGTCTACTGCGAACAAATTGTTACCCTTTGTTATGAACTCGATGACAAAGATTAGCTTAGGAGAATTTAGTTTCTTCTTAGACCTTAAGCCCCATGATATCGATTTTTTACAACAAACACTTTGTGAATATGTAACAATAACAGGAAGTAATGGGAAACCCAGAGCCTTAGAGCTTGAGGATATTGAAGACAACTACCATGACTTTGTTCCATTGCTTGGGAAGTTCCTTGAGTTTAACTTTGGTTTTTTTTCACGTGCCAGAGAAGTCATGACTCTTCTGGCGATTGGAGTTCGTTCCGTAGCGCAAGAAATAGAGCCAGAGAATCCAAAGAAATCGAAGGAAACGGAACCAGTAAAAAGAAAATCACTATGGATATTTCGAAAGTAGCAATGATGTTAAGTGCTAGGGGTATGGGTCACTACAAGGATATCATGAATCATTGGACACTCGTTGACTACATGACCTACATTAACACAGTAACCGAGGTAAATGATGGCTAGCGAATTAGACGAATTATTGGTCAAGGTATCCCTGAAAGTAGATGACACTGAATACCAAGAGATAAAGAAAAAGGTAACTCAGCTTAAATCAGATGGAATGAAGTCTAGGGAACAAATAACTGGAAGCAGCTCCCAAAGTTCAATGGCTACTGATTCTGGCCAAAGCCCTGTGTTGAAAACGTTGAATCGTTCCGAAGGTTACTTAAAACAAATTTACACGGTGCTTCGTCAAGACTATATGAATAAGTATGGTAAGAAAGCCGCTGACAAAGACCTAGGAGACAATGCTGAGTCCGTAGCTAAAACCATGGCCGTTGGCGGTGGAACTATGACAGGGGGTGCCATTGGTGCCGCTGTGGGTTTAGCTGTCTCAGGTCTCGTTGCAGGCATAGTATCCCTAATGGAATCATTGCAAAACAAAATGGCCGATAAATTTGAGAGAGAACTTGACCTACACAAACTTTCACAGGCAACAGGTAGGTCAGTAGACCAAATATATAAATTGAGTAACCAAGCCCAATTGGCGGGTACCTCGTTGCAGGAAGTTGTAGCCGCAGGTAAATCTTTGCAGCAAGAGCTTCTCTTTGGTATGAGTGACCAAAAGGCTATGATGTTCATGGCTCTAGGTATCAATCCCATGGAGATACAAAGAAAAGCTAAGTATGACCCAATGGCCACAGCGTATGACTTGAATGCGCAGTTAAACAAAGCAACACAAAGTTTACCCGCTGGCTTAGCTTCAACGGTTAAAAGTGGTCTAGGTATCAGCGAGAACTTGCAATATGGTCTAAATCACATAGGTAGCGCTAACGTTGCAAACATGGCAGACCAAGTATCAGGCGTACGTGGTGGTATGCAAAGTGGCGACGAATGGCGAAGCGCTTTCGTTGAGTTCAAGGGAGCCACACAGAAAATGCAGGCTGCCATTGACAAAGCACTAAGTACATCGTTAGCTACTCAAGGTGTTATTAAATACATGGACGTCAAGGCACAAGCGGTCACACTGGTTGCCAATAGTGTCTCTGGACTAAGTGACCTTGTTACGGGGAAAACTTCGCTCTCTGATACCGTTGCTGACACGGCTGGTGGTGCTCTAAATACATTAGGTAAGATAGGTAACTCTGTAATCAATGCAGTTACACCGACACCAATGAGTCAATATAAAAACAATCAAAACGCCTCTAGGGCTAAAGTAGGAGGCTAATGTGGCCGCTGATATTTCGTCATTCTATTTATCTTGGTGGTATACGCCAACAACAAAGCTAGGAATCTATTTCACTGGTTACGATGTAACACCAACGAACCCTCTGGAACTTACGGCCGCTGGTAACTCTGGTATCAATTACTCCAATGGTATGAGTGCCTCAGTCGAAGAAGCATTGATACTAAGAAACAAAATAACAGAGAACCCCGTTCAAAATGGTGTCAGCGTTACCGACGCTATTATAAAGTTACCTAAGATGTTAAATTTAACTGGGTACCTTACAAGTATGACACCTTCGTTAATCTTAGGACACTTAAACTTTAGTCAGCTAGGTAGTGCTACCCAGTTACTTATTGACGCCTATGAAGCAAAGGTAGGGCTTACTGTGACCACTGGGTTACTCTTTGGTAAAAGCTACCTTAAACTTGATAACATGGCCATAGAAGAACTAGTTATCCCTAGGAACAATGCCATAGGTAAGACTGCAATAAGGTTTCAACTTTCCCTGAAACAAATTAACATAGTCACAACAACGGGACAAAGCAGCGCTTCGTTCTCAAATGCTCAACCTTATTCAGGGAGTATACCGACGTGAGTATAGCACCGCCGCTTACATCGACCTCACAGGCTAACACTACGGGAAAATCTGCTTACTACATACCTTTGACTTTCCCCACAGGAATAACAGAGAAAGAAGTGGTAATCCAAGTAGCTGGGGTTTCCTATGTAGTCTACTTTAACTTAAACACTGTGGAACTTTCCCCAGATTACTATTTGACCAATGACCCTACTTTATTGTCCAACGTCTGTTACATTAGTTGCTACAGCGTTGATAGAAAGACAGTGTACTTTGGTTCTTTCAAATGTGTCCTAGATAGCTACATAAACGATGTAGACAATGGGTTCCCTTACAAGTTTTTCTTTGTAAATAACTCAGGGCGCACAGTGACACAGGTGAATTTTGATACTATTAACGCAGGGGTGAATTTATACTGTATTGCGAGGTAACACATGGTAACGTCACTAAACTTAACCACTGCACAATTAAATAGAAAGTATCGAGTAGAATTCTTTAACATCGTAGGCGGGGCTCTCGTTGACTTACCTAATCTAACGATTAATGGTGGTGAACAAGTACAATTTGAATACAACATAGGGCTACAATGTTTCAATACTGCAACGTTTCAATTCTATCAACTTAACCCTGATACCGTAGCAAACTTTGCGGGAGTTGGTTCTAAACGGGGGTTTCGATTCTTGACGTGGTATCAACCTAACGAAGGTATTGATAACTCAGCAAGCGCAGAAGTCATATTTCAGGGACTTGTGTTCAACACCAATACTTACAGAGTAGGCACGGAACTAGTAACCGAAGTAGTAGCCTGTGACGCAATATTTAATCTTAATTACCCTAGACCTTCGTTCACTTTTCCTAGTGGTACATCGGGCACTGCGATATCTTCGTATCTTCAGACTTTTTACAATGGTACCATTAATATCATTGGCGGTGAGCTTTTGACCAAAGTTTACACTGCACCTTTTTCAGTAACAAATAAATCAGTGCAAACCATATTAACAGAGTTATGCGCTGACAACGCTTGTCAATTTTCTCAGTACTCCGATGGAATTTATATAACAAGTAACATATACAATAGTATCGAAGTAAACACAGGATTACTTAAAGTGATAACCCCTACTTCGGGAATGGTAGGAAATATTAGGGCAGAAGGCATAAGCCCTCAGTTACTCCCAGTGGACTATTTTTCTCAAAAATCGTTAAATAAGAATAACCCGTTTATTACGGTCTCTGTTTTACTTAGGAGATTTTCACCTACGGAAACAGTGATGATAAAGAACACAGAGTTCTACGAGTACAACAACAAGTCATACAAGGTTTACGGCATTAAATACAGCGGAGACTATAGAAACGGGGATTGGCTTACTACTTTAAAATTGTATCCGAAAGGGGCTTAGAATGTTATTGGACAATAGAAACATCAACACAATGGTAGACGCAATACAGAACATAGAAGCATTTAAACAGTATGCACCGAACCCAGCGACCATTGAAGCTAGACGTGCTGATTATCTAATGTATTTGTTAGCAATGAAAAGCACAGGATTCTTTAAGACAGACCAAGAAATAAATGAAGTTAAAGTAATCGTTGATATGCTTCATGACAAATTACAAAAGGTTTTAGCAAATGGAAACTCCTGATATAAACCCATTTTTACCTGATAGCTTTGAGCAGTTCAAGAGATACTTATTCGATGAACAAAACTCAACCCCCTCAGCGTCCATAGCCACAGTTGTCAATGTATCAGCGACTAACAAAAGTTGCGTTGATATTCAGCCCTCTGTGAAATACTTTGACAAGAACACAGGGTTTACTACGTATCCCAAGTTACTAAGTGTCCCTGTGTTTCAATTGGCTGGGTCAACCCACGCAATCAGTGCTAGCATAGTTCCAGGTGACGTTGGACTAGTCATCTGGGTAGACAGAGAGATATACTCATGGTTAACTTCGTCATCTCCTATTCCTGCGGCTCCTGAGTCAGGAAGCTTACATAACGTTAATGCCTGCGTTTTTATTCCATGTATGCAAAAATTTTCTCAGGCTCCAGCGTTACAAAGTTCTGGTATGGAATTCATGAGCATGGGTATAAAGTTAATGCAGGAACTAATTACAATGGCAACCAACATGGGTACCTTTGCTAATTCCTTAGTAACTGCGGGTAGTGTGCCTACATTTACTTGGACTCCTGGTGCTGGTGGTTCCGCAGTAAGTCCAGCGTATCAAGTTCAGGTTACTACGGCCGCAAATACCTTTGTTACACAAATGACTACCACGCAAACAAAGTTCACAACGTTTAAAGGGTCTCAGCCATGACAGAGTTAAAAGTAGTAACAAAAACAAATATCGATGGGTCTACTTACTTCGATGTATTGAACTCCTATGAAACCAGCGACGCAAATATAGTTCAATCTAAGTTACAAATAAGGCTATCTACACTCAAGGATGAATGGAAAGCAGACCCCGACTTTGGGATACCTATGGAGCTAGTTGTAAGTAACGCCGATAACCCAGATATCGTAAGTCAAATCTATGCCGACGAAGCTCTTAAGGTAAACAATGTATCTACGGTTGAAGTAGTTGATAGTGCTTTTTCTCCTGCTACACGGTACTATTCAACAACGTTAACAGCTAAGACAAAAATAGGTCAGGCAATTACGGTGAGGTTATAGCATGCAATTTGACAGTAATTACGGTATAATCATAGACTCGCTAAATACAATACAAACTAATTACCAAACAGCCTTTTTACCGACGTTCAGTGACGCAACGAGCGCAGATAGCCCAGCATATGTGATATCGCAGATTACTGCGGTATTTGATTATCAAATTCAACAAGCTCTACAAGTTCTTTGGAACTCACTTAATGCAAACACAGCAAGCGGACTAGGATTAGATATCTTGGCTTCCTCGATACTAAACCTTAACCGTAGGGGGTTGATACCAAGTACCGCTGTGGTTACGTTTACAGTTAACTTAGCACCTGGTGGAGGTACTCCAACGATTACATCGTTAACAATTCCTGCTACGTGGGCTGTGACAACTGCGTCAATAACACCGTCGCCAGTGTACACGCCGAATCAAAGTTACACATATAATGCCAGCGGAACTTATTCTATCATCGTATATTCTACGGATATTATTAACTCAGTAGCCGCAGGTGCCTTGAACATCGCTAGTAGCCTTGGTGGCTATGTTACTAACGTTACTAACTCGGCAGCAACGTCACTAGGAACCGCAAGGGAAAGTGACTCACAGTTTGCAGCGAGACGTAAATACTACCTCAACGTATCAGGACAAACTTACTATGGTCTTGAGAAGTCAATACTTAACTTAAACATTGCAGCACTTCGTTCCGTCTTTGTCGCTGAAACAATTAACACATCACCTAACCAGCGAGGTTGCACAGTTTACCTAGAATACCCAACCAATGGAGCCGCTGGTAATAACTTTGATATCAATGACCTGAATCTTCAATCCATTGCTCAAACAGTGTATAACTACCACCCAGCAGGGACAAATACCTATGGACAAGGTACTAACATTGGAGCTACTGATTTTACAGTGCAAACACCGTACGGCGGTTACACTGGTGTTGTAACATTAAACCCAATTCAGTTACGCCGTGTTGGTGTTAAACTTGATTTCATCTACAATGTTAACCCTAATGACGCAGGTTACAACGGCCAAGTGTTTCCACTAAATACGTTACCTGGATTAAAAGCGTCTGTGTTAGCCCTTGTGAACAATTACTTCAGGTCAAAGACGTTACCTACGGATTTAATGTACACTATTACTGAGTTAACTACGCTTATCCAAGCTACGTATCTTGGTGTCGTCGACCTCAGATCCTTTAACTTTATTACCTACGGGGCTGGCGGTAGAACTGACTTAGTTTACTTAAGACGTGAAATAGGGTTTACATATAATCTAGCAGACGCAGACTTTGCTTTTACTGCGATAAACAAGGACATACTATGATAACACCACAGCAATTCCCCGCAGGTGCTTTGACACAATTACCTGCAAAGGATTTCATAGCAGATTTGAAAACTCAGTTACCCAGCGTGTACCAAAATATGCCTAGTTTCATGGGAATAATGACAGCCATAGCTACACAGAAACAGCAATACTATGATATTATTCGCTCCCTTGTAAACGCAGTAAACTATAACAGTGTGAATAGTACTACGATACCTTCGGGTTCCTCTGGTGACTATTTAAAAATCATGGCTAACTACTTGACACAAACATATTCGTCTACGGCCTCCGATTCTACGCTACGTAGTGCCATTGCTAACAGAATCGTATTTGTGACGTCACGCGGTACAATAAGGGATTTTTACAATTACTACGTAGCCAATGGTTACGGCTCTCAGTTTACAAATGCATTGTTCCAAGAGTCTGGTAATGCGTCACTCAACGTAACCATTGCCCTAGACCCTACGACTCCAGCGTATACTCAGTTTGTCTATGACCTATTTAAACTTAAGGCTATAGGTATTCAACTTACTGTAAATTCTTCCGTTATCAAGTATTATCAGTTAGGAAAACCAGACCAAAGCGTCAGTGCGGACGGTGCTGGATTGTCTTACCTAGACCCACGAAACAACCCCGTTGCTGGTGGTTTCTACAAGACAACGACTACCTAGAAAGGACAGAGTAACTATGGCTTTCCCAGTAGCACCAAGCATACTACCCGTCTGGGCAACCAACGGGGCAAAGATAGACCCAGGAGCGACAAAGCGTGCCGCAGGCTGGGCTTACAATACCACAACTGGATTCGGTGAATACCCAACAATGGAGTGGGTTAACAATGAAGCATATAACACAGGTATCTGGGCAACCTACTTCGCCTCAGTAAATAGTTTCCTAGGGAACCTTTTAAACATTGGTTATTTTAGCTTTGCACTAATGAAAGCGACACCTTCGTTAGACCAAAATGTACCGGCTAGCCCTGACTCATTTTTAACGTTGTTAAATTCAGCGACGGTAAGTGCATTGATTAGAATGAGTACCACAGTTATAAATTCCTCAAACTTAAATGTATTTGATGGTACGGATTTCATCGCTCCTATATCAGGTGTTTACACATTTAAGGGCAATATAAATATCAAAATAAACAATCAAGGAACCAGTGATATTCAGAGGCCAGTTACCAACGTCTATCTAGTAAAAAACTTATCCTTTGGAGTTAACGCACCAGCAATAAGCAGAGAAACAGCGTTTTCTACGGGTTCGACTGTATCTTGGGTACCTGACCCTTTATCGGATACTACCGCTGGGGTTTGCTACCACAACCATGTTTTTAGTACTACTGTTAGTCTTATGAGGGGTGATTCAGTGAGATTCTACGCAACAAACGGGGTAAATAGAAACTATGAAACACCTATATTACAAGTGTTTAACCAAACAGCTACAATATTAGCAAATAACTCTAGTTTAATCGTAATCTGGGACAAGTATCAATATGTGACGGGTTCATAACAAGGAGACAATAATACTATGGCTTTTTCACCACCTGCGGCACCGACTAACGATTTACCTGATTGGGCTGTGACCACAGGAAACACAGATAAAAAAGACCCAGGTGACGCTAAAAGGAACGTTGGGATAGAATATGCCAATGCGTCATCTACAAAGATGGGAGAGCGTTTCCCATATCAATATGAAAACTTTAACAAGAACCTAGTGGGTCAATGGTGCCAGTATTTTAACAATGTTGCATTGTATATAAATGCTTTCTTCAACACAGCGCAATCAGGGGATTCGTATTTTTCAAGCTTTGTAAGTCTTATAAGCTCCGGAGTAAAATCTATAGTATCACCTAACTCAGAGAACACTATGGTCATGGATACCGTCGCTTTATCAAGGTACCCCTCGACAATAACTACGAATCCCTACAATACCACTACGGGACAATTTACTTGCCCAGCCGATGGGTACTATGAAGTGAACATTCAAGGTGCTCTTAACGTGACTACGAACAATAGGTTATACTACAAGGTAGTCTGGCCGAGTGGGCAGTACCCACCTGGGGCACGAAATGGTGTCGGTGGTGGAAGTAATAACATAAATGTTTCATTGTTTAAAAATGGTGTCAAGGTATCTGGGATACAATCACAAGGGCAAGTTGACTGGGATATAAATGTGAATAATGATACTTCACAGTATCGTAATCCACTAAGGCAAGTTAAGTTTCAGGATGTAGTTTACTGTTTATCAGGTGACGTTTTAACTATTTCGATAAACAATGTAAACTATGGGTTCACTGATTACAATAATCGAGTGACACCTGCGGATCTGAGTCTTTGCCCCATTAGTTATGGGTCAAATTCTTCCCCTGTAACCTGTAACATATACTGGAACTTGGTGTAATATGGCAGTAAAAGATACATTTCCAACGAAACCAACGTCTACAACGTTTCCAACGTGGGCAACGTCACCATCGGCTGTCAAAGCTTCTCCTAGTAATGCTAAGAGGCAGATAGGTTGGATCTATGACCCAACTACAGGTGGCGGTGAGATACCTAGAATGGACTGGGTTAACAATGAAGCCTACAACACTGGAGTATGGTTCCAATATTTTGATACATACTCAACGTTTATCTATAACCTCCTGTTTCCGACGTCTGGCGGTGCCCCCACGTTCCCAAGTTCTGGGTCAACTGCGTATCTTCGGGGAGTTATGAATAACCCGTTAAACGTTATTAACTATACTAACGGAACCACAATCCAGGCTTATTCTGACAACACGCAGTTTTCCACCGCAGCGGGGATAACACTGAACAGCGCAACAGGTGTTTTTACCGTAGCAAATAGTAATATATTTAAGTTTAACGTTAGGTTAACATTAGACATGAGTAATTATGATTTCTCAGCTTACGATATTTACGGTGTTTGGACTATTTTTAACTTGTATACAAAGCACGTAGTAAACACCGCAAATAACCCCACGTATAAGAATGCAAATTCATGTATAATGGCATACGCACAAAGTTTGAGATACAGTCAACAATATAGAAACCAAAGATATGGTGTCTCACCTGTAGACAACCTTAGATTCACATCGATAACTACGGAATTTGTAAGAAATATGAACGCAGGTGATACATTGGAATTTGTTGTTGATGATATCAAAGTCCAATGCAATAATAAAGCGCAGACCACTGTTACCGATGTGGCAAATTATATCAGGATAGGACGAATATCCGAAGTAACTGTGACAACCCAATTTTAAGTATTGTAGTTTAGTTTTAATTTAGTAACATAATAACTCAAGGAGATTCCATGAGAGCTAAAGAATTTCAAGGAAGCATTCTAGTAGCAACGCCTACGTTGTTTGTCTATAAACTCGCAGGTTCCCAGACAGTGCAAAACGATGGGTTATTAATCTATGATATGCCGCTATCATGGTCTCTCGATGTAAACCTTACATCTACGGACGCAGCAGGATCGGCGGATATTTTTTTATCCAATGATGACCCAACGGTTTCAACGTTCGTAACGTCACCAGCGTTTACTTATCCTGTTACCGCTGGAAAATTCGCAGGAAACACCACAAAGCAAACAGTCGACAGCGGTTTCCGTGTAACCACAAAGTACTTAGCAGTTAGGTTCACAAAGACTGGCGGCGCCAACGGTAACATGGATATTCAAGGACTCATCATATACTAAGAAAGGACAAAAACAATGGCTTACAGTAACTTCGCATTCTTAGGTGGTGGAGACGCAGACCCTACCGCCAATGTTAACATTACAGGACAATGGACAGCACCGAATCCTACGGCACCACAGGGATTAGCAACAAAGAACTATGTTGATAGTGCCGTTGTAGCCGCTGGTGGTATATCACCTTGGAACAGCACCACAACGTATACAACTGGAGTAAGTTACGTTACCTATGCAAACAGCGTTTGGCTTTGTCGCACAACGGGAGCCAATATACAACCTAGTTTAGCGACGAATACTTGGAGACAAATTGCCAACGTAGATACAGCGACACAATGTGTATTTGTAGGTGTGCCGATTACTGCGGCTACTTACAACTTCCCTATATCTCAATCGGCGGCTCAATTTGACTCTACGGCTGCGAATATCGTTGTAACAATGCCTTCTATTGCTGCGCTATCTAGCCCTGATACCGCTGGGAGAACGCAGTTATTTAGATTCGTCAAACGTTCACAAGCTAACAGCGTGACAATTAACCTTGCCGCAGGTAACACATTCCTAGATGGTTCTACGTCATGGGTTGTCACTGCTCAAGGTGTTTATTCTATGTATGCAATCTTTCAAAGTACATTATGGAGTAAGGGGTAACTATGAGCTACAACCCAATAACGGAAAACTTATCCTACGATTACCAACCTAACGCCATATCGAGTAATACAACAATTGGCTATTGGCGTAGACAACTTTTTGATGTGATTGCCACATCAGGGAACATAACGATTACATTGCCACCGAATTCATTAAGGTCAAATACCTTAGAGATGGGTTCCATATTCCTACGAAGACTAGACACCGTAGCGGCTAACACAGTAACCGTTGTGGCAGTGATAAACGGAGTAATGCAGAATATAAAGTTACCTGTGGGTACTGACGTAGTTCACCAATTTACATCGGTTTACGATGGCGACTCTGGTTCAAATACGTTCTATTTTCAGCAAAGTAGTGCCAATGTATTAAATCAAACTAGAGTAGCTAGATTCTCGGCTACTACTTCGGCAGTAACTAACATAGACGTCAATGCTACCAATTACATAGGGCTAAATGTTGGTGGCTGGACTTTGTCAGCTGGTGATTCGATTCTTGCAGGGTCACAGACTAACAACGTGGAAAGTGCTGTTTACGTAGTACAAAATGGCGGTGGGCTTGCAAGACGAGATGACTTTGCGCTAGGCTGCAATGTTAACGGCTACTTAGTTCCAGTCGAAGAAGGTACTTATTCTAGGGATATATACATATTCTATAACCAAAACTCTGGTCAATCTGCCCCAGCTATTGCAGGGTATGACAGAATAAACGTCGCTTTATATGTAGAGGGTCAGAATCCTTTACTAACAAATGACTATGAAAAATTTATTGAGATATTAGACCAAGATTACACAGCATTCCCCACAGACGCCATAATAATTTGTAACTTAGTATCTGGTGTTAATAGAACTTTAACGTTACCTAAGTTATCTTCGTTATTAAACCCCTCTACCGCAAATCTATTGAAAATATATCAAATATTTAAATTAGCTCCGTCGGGTGTGTTAACGGTTTCTTGCACATCAGGGGACACTTTTGGAGATGGGACAACGTCAACCACGCTACAAAAAAACGGTGATAATATATATTTAACTGGTATTATTTCCTCCACTAATTCATTTTGGCTAATAGGATAAAAACAATATGGCATATCTATCAGTTGTTAACAATTTATCGATGTACTATGCACCTAATCCAATACTTGCAGATGTCACATTAGACCAATGGAATCGTACTTTCTACGATATCGACGCAAGTTCAGGGAACATTGTAATAACATTGCCACCAATACCAACGCCAGCTAATCTATTGCAATCTGGTTCTCTAATGTTCCGTAGAACCGACTCATCAAGTAACACGGTTACATTGAGATACACTTTCAACGGTGCTACGTTCTACACATACAACATTGAAGCCGATGTTACATATACGCATTGGATAATGAGTATCAATGACCCGACTTTTTATGACCAGCTACAAATTACAAGGCTAAGCTCTCAAGAGTTTCTAAAGTTATCTGGTGGCACAATGACAGGTAACTTAATTCTCAATGCAGACCCAACCAATGCCCTAGGTGCAGCAACAAAGCAATACGTTGACGCACATGTAAGCCCAGGTGGTTCCTTCGTATTAAACGGTGACGTCACATCATTACCCCCAATAAGCGGTGTTGCAACGTCCATAGTTAACAGCGTTGGTGGCGCTCTTGCCGCTGACGTAGCTAATGCGTCGACCGCTGTGCTCGCTGCCACTAACAATGCGACACCTAATACCTTAGTTATGCGAAGTGCTGGCGGCTCTGCTGCCTTTGTAGGTCTTGGTGCTACTTCCGTGGTT